CTCCAGTGTTCCTGGAAGGGTGTGGTGTCCACCTCGAGGGCAGCCTGGCCTTCAAGAAGTGGACGAGGATTCTCGCGGAACTCGAACAGGCGGTCAGGACGATCGATCTCAAATGTGCGGGATGCGACATGTAGAGCATTGTCAGCATCGTAGTCAGGGATGTCAGAGTACCGATGACCCTTTAACAGGTCACCAACCACACCCAGATTGCATCTGGTATTGTTGTAGTTGGCAGAGAAAGAAGGCATGAAAGGTTTGTGCCAATCCCACTCTGTCATCTGAACTCCCCTGAAAACTTCTCGCACAGTGCGCCGAATTTGAGCGCACATCGTCGTCCGATCCACGATATCGGGCCTGTCATCTCCATCCAGGTAGCCGGACCAAGCAAGGTCCTCCAGCACCTGTCCTGTGAACGTGACAGCTTCGGGAGTGTGCTTCTCGGAGGTCAAACTATCCTCCGTACCCTTTTTCCCTTCTTCGAGACGCTCTTCAGAAGGACGCGGCATGTCGGTCTTAATCTTACCCAACGCTTGGGTAAGTCCGAACCGCGCCTCCTCATGAGCCTTGCGGAAGAAGAATCGGGTACGTCGGTAGATATATCCACCGAGGAGCACACCTGGATGATCGTCGCCGGGAAAAGGCCGTTCAGGCAGTTTCTGGTCCTCACCAGAAACCTTTCCTAACCAGTACGCGGTAAAAGCCGCTAGCTTGTACTTCAGGAACTTTTCCGTGGTCGCTTCCTTTGGGGGACCCATCGTGGTAACAATGTTCACCCACGTCTGCACTGAGCTCTGTAAACAGGCCAGTTCAGAAGGTGAACCCCGTTGCCACTTATTGGAAGGGTCCGGACTATACGTTTCCGTATAGAGCCAGAGGCAGCGTGCCACTGCGCGCAGCGCCGATGCCAGATGGTTTGCGGTGTCGTGGAGGGTGTATGGCATTGCTTTGCCAGGTCTCCCCGACCCATCTGGTGCTTCCCTACGTCGCACGTAGAGGGTTTGAGGACCCGCGGTCATCAGGAGCGTTTCTACGTCCTGGTACGCGGAGGGATCCCTCGCCTTTTTACGGGCAGCCCCCTCCCGTTTTTGGGGGCGTTTTTTGAGACTCTTGCTTTCGTTTCGCTGAGACATGAGAGCAGGAGTGGTGTGAAGAATATGATAACCTTGTTCTTC